GCCTGAACTGCACCGAGAGAAGGTATTGCTCCGACACCTGTAGATGCGGTGATTGTCATAGCACCTATGGTGTTGTATGATGCACCATTAGAATCTGTACCAGTTGTTGTAACGTTATTACCTGATACACTGTAAACGTTTGGAGTACGACTTACCTGAGTCGCTGCTGCATTCACATTTAACTGGATACTAGATTGAATTTTATGCGTTAAATCTGCCCTCGCTGATAGAGGTGCACCCAATATTCCCATAACAATAACGAAAGCGAGTTTCTTCATTGTCTTTAAATTTAGAGACTATACTGGCTCTATTTAGACAAATGAATGGTTTCGTGACACCCGTATATTTACTTATGGTTATCCTCCTAGTCATAGCAATACATATAGTGTTAAATAGTATTGTCGCCTTACAGGGACACTATTCACACTCGCTTAAAAAGGAGAACTATTATGGGTACGCTATCTAGGTACACAGCAAATGACCTTGACTTTCTAATGGATGCTATAGAGAAAACAAGCATCGGATTAGGACCAACTCTTAAGAGATTGGATGTCACAAACGGATCTAACAGATCCTATCCACCATATAACATCATCAAAAACTCAGAAGAAAACTGGGAGATTGAGATGGCACTTGCAGGATGGGATAAAGATGACATAGAAGTATCTACAGAACAAAACGTTCTAACTATTGCATCTAAAAAAAGTAAAGAAGATGAAGAACCACGCACACACGTGCATCGTGGACTCGCATCTAGAGAATTTACTCAGACTTTTAACCTTGCTGATGATGTAGAGATTGGAGAAGTTCAATACAAGAACGGTCTTCTATCAATAAGTTTGAACAAGATTGTACCAGAACATCAGAAGAGAAAAGTCTTTGATATATCCTAAATTAAGGACACTTGACAATGTTAGTGTATTAAGATATACTATATAATTATACAAAGGGATCGAAAGATCGTGCCCCTGCGTAGATTCAAAAGACACCTATGTCGAGGTAGTCTAACATCCGCGGGGGTTTTCCTTGCGAGAAATTAAAAACAAAAATGATTAAATCACTATTAGCAGTAGCATCTGTCTCTGCACTCTCAGCACCTGTACTAGCAGGTCCTTATGTCAACGTAGAAGTAAACTCATCTCTAACAGGTAGTAACTACACAGGCACAACAACAGAATTACAAGTCGGATATGAAGGAGACAACTGGTATGTTTCTGGTGGTCCTATCACAACTGCACCTGACGGTGGTGAGTCTTCAACAGACTTCATTGGATACCTTGGTGGTTCTGTTGACGTAACCGAAGCAGTTGGAGTGTATGGAGAGTTTTCACTACAGACAGCAGATGCTGCTGATAACGCATACGGTGTTAAGTTAGGTACAAAGTACACTTTCTAAACCTTTATACATAATACACAACTGAAGAGACCCACCCATCGGGTCTCTTTTTTATTCAACTAAATTTATGAACTACTATGTGAATTGCACACCTCGGCATATTAAAGAGAAGGAGAATGTCAATATGGACATCCCTACATCTGATGTCGAGGATTTTCTTTACTACGTTCGTCTCTTAGCGGACGAAAGAAATATTTCATCACGTCGTGCCTTTGGCGAACTTGTCAAAGGTGTTTACCAACAACTTATGGAGAAAGAGTATGACCGTCAAGATCGTAAGAGTCGCCAACGGGGAAGATATAATCGCTGATGTTCAAGAAGCGTATCCTAATAAAGAAGTATATTCTCCTATTGGATACTTTCTTACTAACCCTTATCAGGTTATAGTAGAAGCAACAGCGGAAATGCTTTTTGAATCAGGAACTTCTGATGAACCACAAAAAATCAATGACTTAGATCTACAACTATTTCCTTGGATACCTATGTCAGCAGACAAACGTTGTCTAGTACAGTTAAGTCAGGTTCAAACAATTTACAATCCACACCCAGAGTTATTATCTAAATGGGAAAAACTAACGGAGGCAGACAATGGCACCAATCAAACTGGTGATACTAAGGGACAGTCTTAGTTACCTTATGGGAGAGGTTACTGAATTAGATGAAGAACCATCATACTTAATTACAGGTTGTATGAAAATTGATGGTGATAAAGTATCTGCTTTTCCAGAACATACAGATCAAAGAGATGTCTTCTTGACATCTGATGTAATTTTGACTATAGTAGATCCATCCAAAGACGCAATAACTAATTACAAGAAAGCATTGTGAGCAGATTATACTCTAACGTAACTTTACTAGGTGACTCTATCCTTTGTAGAGGATATGAAAATGGTGATCCAGTATCGTTTAAAGAGATTATCAAACCTACATTATTTGTTCCTTCACCTAAAGGTAAATGGAAGTCACTAACAGGTGAGAAAATGACACCTGTAGTGCAGGATGGTGCTCGTCGTGCTAGAGAGTTTATTGAAAAATATAAAGACGTTAATAACTTTGAGGTTCACGGTTACGAACGTTTTGTATATCAATGGATCTCTGAAAAATATCCAGGTCAACTAAGATTCAATATGAGTGATATGAAAATCATTACTATTGATATTGAGGTTGCTTGTGAAAATGGATTCCCTGATGTAGAAGCATCACAGGAGGAAATGCTTTGTATAACAATCAAAGATCTTGCTACTGGTAAGTTTATTACTTGGGGAACTCGTGAAGCAAAGGTAGACACAGAGTATCGAGTGTTCTGGACAGAACAGGAAATGCTTACCGACTTTCATAAGTGGTGGTGTTCTAATACACCTGATATTATTACTGGTTGGAACTGTAACTTGTATGATATACCTTACATTTGTCGTCGTCTAGAACGTGTACTAGGAGAGAAATGGCAGAAGTCATTATCACCTTGGAATAAAGTAAATATGCGAGAGGTCTACATTCAAGGACGTAGAAATCTTGCTTACGATATACTAGGTGTCAGCATCTTAGATTATCTTGATCTCTATAGAAAGTTTACATATACTAATCAAGAATCATATCGTCTAGAGCATATTGCTACAGTAGAACTTGGTGAAGGTAAACTAGATCATAGTGAGTTTGAAAACTTTAAAGACTTCTATACAGAACATTGGCAGAAGTTTGTAGAGTACAACATTAAAGACGTTGATCTAGTTGACAGACTAGAGAAGAAAATGAAACTTCTCGAACTAGCAATTACTATGGCATATGATGCCAAGGTAAACTTTGAAGATGTGTATTCTCAGGTTCGTATGTGGGATACACTTATATACAACTATCTAAAGGAGAGAAAGATCTGTGTTCCACCTCGTCAAGAAAGTAAGAAAGATGACAAATACGCAGGTGCGTACGTTAAGGAACCTATACCTGGGTTATATGATTGGGTGGTTAGTTTCGACCTTAACTCTCTGTACCCTCATCTCATTATGGAATATAACATTTCACCAGAGACTTTGGTTCCCACTAGATACCCAAGTATCTCTGTGGACAAAATCTTAAATGGTGAGATTGATATTGATAGTGACTATTGTGTTGCTGCTAATGGTGCACAATATAGAAAAGACATTCAAGGTTTCTTACCTGAGATGATGCAAAAGATCTACGATGAACGTACGATCTATAAAAAGAAAATGCTTATTGCCAAGTCTGAATATGAAAAGACAGGTGATAAAGAATTACAAGCAGACATATCTGCTTTTAATAATATCCAGATGGCACGTAAGATTCAACTTAATAGTGCTTATGGTGCTATCGGAAATCAATACTTCCGATACTTCAACATCGCTAATGCTGAAGCAATTACATTGTCTGGACAGTTATCTATCCGTTGGATAGAAAACAAAATGAACTCTTACATAAACAAAATTTTAAAAACAAAGGAGGTTGATTATGTTATTGCTTCTGATACCGATTCCATTTATCTTAATCTGGGTTCTCTGGTTGAAACTGTATTCAAGGGCAGAGAGAAAAGCGATCAAAGCGTTCTCAGGTTCCTTGAGAAGGTGTGTGATGTGGAATTTGAAAAGTATATTCAGAATTCTTATGAAGCGTTGGCAACCACTGTAAACGCATATGATCAAAAGATGTTTATGAAGCGAGAGAACATCGCTAACAAAGGCATCTGGACTGCTAAGAAAAGATACATCCTCAATGTATGGAATAGTGAGGGTGTTCAATACGCTGAACCTAAACTAAAGATGATGGGTATTGAAGCAGTTAAATCATCTACACCTGCTGCTTGTAGGACAGCAATTAAAGATGCACTGAAAGTTATTATGAATGGTACAGAATCTGATGTACAAGAATTTGTAGGAAACTTCAGAAAGAAATTTGAAACTATGCCACCAGAAGATATTGCATTCCCTCGTGGATGTAATGGGGTTGGCAAATTCTCAAATCCTGCTACAATTTATAGTAAGGGAACTCCCATACACGTACGTGGTGCGTTACTATATAATTTCCACGCTAAGAAAACAAAGATAACTCACAAGTATCCTCTCATACAAGAGGGAGAGAAAGTAAAGTTTCTTTATCTTAGACGACCAAACAAAATTAATGAAAACGTTATTTCATTCTTCCAAACATTACCTAAAGAGTTTGGACTTGACAAATACATAGATTTTGATCTACAATTCCAGAAGAGTTTTCTTGATCCTTTACAAGTTATTATGGATACTATCAACTGGAAGGCAGAAAAAATCGCTACTTTAGAAGACCTTTTTGTATGACATCAGCATTTTTTAAAGACATTATCAGCGACATCGGAAACGAGTATGCAGGTGTAGTGTCAGATGGAGTATCAGCAGGAGACGTTGCGTCTTTTGTAGATACAGGTAGTTACATCTTTAATGCCCTAGTAAGTGGTAGTATTAAAGGTGGAATACCTTCCAATAAGATCACCGCTATTGCAGGTGAGAGTAGTACAGGTAAAACTTTCTTTACTCTTAGTATGGTAAAAAGTTTTCTTGCAAGTAATCCAGAAGCAGGGTGCATTTATTTTGAATCTGAGTCTGCATTATCTAAGGATATGATTGAGTCTAGGAATATTCCTTCTGATCGTATGGTTTTAGTTCCTGTTACTACAGTTCAAGAATTTAGAACACAATCATTAAGAATTGTTGACAAATATCTTGAACAACCAGAAGCAGAACGTAAACCATTAATGTTCGTTCTTGATTCTCTTGGTATGTTATCTACTTCAAAGGAAGTCCAAGACTCCTCTGATGGTAAGGACACACGAGATATGACTCGTGCACAGGTTGTCAAAGCAATCTTCCGTGTTCTTACTTTGAAGTTGGGTAAAGCGAACATACCTATGATTGTCACAAACCATACATATGATGTAGTGGGTGCATATGTACCTACAAAAGAAATGGGCGGTGGTTCTGGTCTTAAATATGCAGCATCGACTATCATCTATCTTGCTAAGTCTAAAGAGAAAGATGGTAAAGAAGTGATCGGAAACATCATTAGATGTGAAACAAAGAAATCTAGATTTACAAAAGAGAATGCTAAAATTACTACTCGTCTTTTCTATGACGAACGTGGACTCGACAGGTATTACGGATTACTGGAGTTGGGTGAAAAGTATGGAGTCTTCACAAAGCGGGGTAATAGGATTGTTGTTGGTGAATCTTCCGTTTATCCTTCTGCTATCCTTGCCGATCCTGACAAGTACTTCACCGAAGGAATAATGCAGCAACTAGATGAAGCAGCACAAAAAGAATTTGCGTACGGTTAGTGGAACTCAGAGATTACATACAAGTTTATGACTACACATTACCTAATACTGTTTGCAAAAACGTTATTAGATTATTTGGTAGTCAGATTCACGAAGAGGTAGATCAGAAAGGTCTACCTAAGTTTCGTCAATTCAATATCACACAGGCAATAGATGACAATGAGCATAATCTCAATGTATCTCCTTGGTCTGAGTGGGGAATGATACAGAATGCTTTGATTGAATCATCACATTACTATGTCCAAAAATATATGGAGGATGTAGATTGTAGACCATATTTTCCTGTCAAATCTGCTCTTGAACAATTCAGAGTTAAGAAATATGAAAAGGGAACTGATGATCGTTTTGATAAACACGTTGATGTGGGAGACCACGCATCTGCTCGTAGGTTCTTATCAATGTTCTGGTATCTAAATGATGTTGAAGAAGGTGGCGAGACAGTTTTTGAAAACGGTCCTACAATAAAACCAAAGGAAGGCAGATTAGTTATGTTCCCTCCTCTATGGTTATACCCACACTCAGGTAAACGCACTATTTCTGACGACAAATTTATCGTAAGTTCTTACACACATTATGTCTAATCTTGAGAATTTAATTATCTCATCATTATTCTTTGAAGAAAAGTTTACTCGTAGAGTAATTCCACATCTCAAAGGAGAATATTTTGAAGATGTTAATAACAAAATACTTTTTGAAGAAACATCAAAATATTTTGTTGAGTACGATC